TGCATTAAATTTGTTAAGGAGGCTGTTAAATCGGCAATATCAGCAACAAAAGCCGCAGCTTCATCAGCAACACCATTTACAGTAGAAACAATATCATTTACTGTTTGCGTAGCATTTTGAATGTAATCCCTTGAAATATTCCATACTTCAATTCCTTTGTCATAATACTTAGCAAAAGAATCAAAAGCAGCTTTAGCACTCGCAAAATGCTGGTCAAACCATTTAGACAAAGCACTTTTACTATCTCCCTCTTCAGGATATTTATTGACACTTGATTCGGCAAAAGTTACTTTATACCTAGCAATTCCTAGTTGGTTGATAAAATCTTCATCAACAGAAGCGGAAACAACAACAACTTTTTTTTGACCAATTGTAGGATGGGTTAAAGTTCCTCTTCCAATTGCGTTTAGGTTATCTTCTAGATTCTTTTTAGATCGCTTATATCGTGAAGAAGTAGTTTCTTGAATTTCAATGTCAAATTCATAAATTCCAGACTTCTTACCCATATCTTGAACATATCTTTCAGAAGAGTTTGGATATTCGTGAATAACTGTTTTTCTTCCGAGTCCGCTATCGGAAACATTTCTTGCATAAAAAAGAGCATTTTTGCCGTTTATGCTATAGCTTGCTCTATAAAATCCGCTTAGTATGCTCATTTCTGCCCCGCTTTTACAGTTGAAGGGCGATTAGATTTGACATCTTTTACTTGGATATTATTGTCGGATTTAATTGTAATTTCTATTTTTTGAGTTTCATTATTCATTCCCATATAACCACCAATTGTAGATAAGTCATTTGCAAAATTATTCTTTCCACTTTTATCTCTAAAATAATTTTTATCAAAATCTTCACCAACAAAATCAATATACTCTTTAAGAGGATTTGTATCTCCTGTTCTAGTAGCTATGGCACCAGCAGTTATTAAGGCACCACCATATTTACTAGCTCCATAAGTTGTTAATTTTGCTAAATCAAAAACAGTTTGACCATATGTATCTGCAAATTTATCTCTAAAATTTTCTACTTTTTGTTTAGGTTTTTCTTCAGGAAATAAAGCATTTTTTATAGCTATAATATCATTAGCAAAACCTGTAATCCCGCTTGTAAAAGAACCTACGCTCTTTACAAAAGTTGTCAGTCCTCTTACCGCCCCGATTTGAGTATCGTAAGTAAGCAAACCAATTTGATCTCCAAGCTCTTGGAAAGCGTTTTTAAGTCTTTTTTCCTCTCTGCCTAAAGTAAATGATTTTTTAATCATATCCTCGCCAAACATTTCGTTCATTATTTGAACAAGCTCTCTTAAAACATCTACGGAAGACAATTTTCCTGTTGCCATAGCTTGAGTAAAATATATACTAGCATTTTCATCAGTTATTCCTTTCGCACCTCTTTTTTCCGCAAATCTTTTAAATGCTTTGTGAAACATTGGTTTTGCACCCGGAAGGTTAGCCATTTGCAAATTAACCTCTTGAGCATTTAAGACTTGTTTTGATAACATATCTTGAAAACCAAGCATGGTTCTTTCAAAGGCTGGTGTTTCCAAGTTTAATAAACCCGCATATCCACTAATATTTTCAAGCAATCCTTTTATCAAAGGGGCATCAGAAGCTCCTCCAGTTCCAAGTAATTTTAGATAAGATGGAGCAATAGTTGTAAAGTCAGCACCATATTTGTCAGCAACTCCTCTTAAATAATTAACTTCACCTTCAGCCGTAGCTCCTTTCATTCCTTTTACAGTTGGAATTAAAGCAGCTAAACCAGCTCTTAAACCATCCATTTGAATAGTTACATCATGGATTTTTGGAGGCACAGAAACAGCCATGTCAATTGCTCGGTAATAACCCATACCTTTGGCGACATTTTTAAAAGAAACTCCCCCACCACTACCAAAAAAACTAGGTCGCTTTGAAGGTTGCTGTGGTTGGCTTGGTTGTGAAGGTGAATTATATATTGGGTCTTGATTTATTGTTCTACCAGTTCCAGTAACATCTATCATCGGTCTTTGACCATAAGACATTACAGCACCGCCTCTTGAATATGGGACTATTCCAGTTCCAGCTGCATCTCTTCTGTAAGTTGAATTTATTGGTATACTAAAGTTTGGTTTATAACTTCTAGGATTGTAATAGCCGCCGCGTCCTCCACCCATCATTATAAATGGATTGTTAAACGGGACTATGGCATTTTTAAAGCTTTTTTCATAAGCCCTGTTGGCTCTAAGTGCTGCTGCATTTATCTTAGAAGAGGAAAAGCTTTCACCAATTAAAGTAAATCCAGTTTTTGCTTTTTTTAATCTTTCAGCAGATGTTGCAATTTTGTCAGCTTGTTTTGCAAACTCTGCAAGTCCTTTAAAATCGCTACTATTAAATTTAAATTTTGTTAATTCTTGTATTTCAGATAATTCTTTTTTTAGATTTTTTGTAATTGCAGAATATCCATCTAAAACCTCTAAAATATAGCTTATTTTATTACTCATCTTCTATGCCCCCTACTTCTTGAGTTAGCTAACTCTTCGGCTTTCTTTCTTTCATCATCAGCTTTCTTTTGCTCAGCTTTCTTTTGCTCGGATTTTCTATCTTCTACAGCAATATCATACCATTCAAATAATTCAGGGAAAGCCATGTTGTTAATATCGTTGTAGGTAAAAGCATTTATATACTTTAAGAAGCTAAAAATTGATTCTCTGAACTTTCGCCTTTCTGCTTTGTCGGTAAGAAAGGCAATATGTCTAAAAAACTTGAACTATACTCCTCCAACAACACAACAGAAGCCCTAAAGTCTAACTCATCAATTTTGAGTTTTCCGCCTTCAACTGGAGTGATATAACCTTTTTCACAAAGAAACCTAAGGGCGTCAATTCTCTTACCGGCTGTAAGTAAATCAAGAAGTTTATCAGAATCACCAAATTTAAGAGCCAACAAATTAACTTCTTTTGTTTTCTTATAATCATTGTTAATAAAATAAGAACCTTCCGATAAAAGTTCATATTTTTTTTCTTTTAATAATTCGATCATAATTAGTTAGTTAAAGTTACTTTAGAAGCGTTCCAAGTTAAAGAAATAACGCCGTCAGAGCTGTGTTGAAAAGTAGGATCATTCATTAAGGAAGCATTTTTGTATAATCTGCTTTGACCAGCGCCATCTGGGATTAGTTTAAGTATATGCGTTCCGTTACTAGATTTCCAAGCTTGAATTATAACCATAGGATCAGAATCGCTATCAGAATCAAGCATCATTATATCAAAAGTTATTTCAGAGACTTGAGTTTCTAAATTTTCAGATGGCAAGATAACAACAGATCTACCAGATACTTGCGCTCTTGTATTAGTTTCTCCAAATCCAGCTTTTTCAACTAAAGTATTTGGGACATAAAGAAATGCTTTACCATCTATCTCAATTCGTTTTGGAGTAAAAGTATCTACCATATTTTATTATAATTGTGGTGTTAAATCAAAGGTAAATGAATCTAATTGACCGATTAAGTTAAATTTCATTGAACCAGTAACTGCTCCAGTTGAAGTATTAACTACAACGCTTAGATTTGTTTTAAATTCAGTCTCAAGTTCTGTTGAATATTGAAGTACATTATAAGGAAAATCAGTCAAATCTAACCAAAGGCTAACAATATAAGCCCTGATTGATTTTTCGTTAGCATAGGTTGCTAATGGATTGTTTGGTAAAATACCTTCTGTTAAACCAGATTGAGCATAAAAACTTTTCATATTTTTTAAAATATACTCTCTGGCAATAGTGGCACAATCAGACTTATTCAAAGTTTGATAAGTATAACCATCAGCAGTTGGGGTTGCTTCTTTATAAGCAGTTGTCCAAAGTTTATTAGTAACCGCAACAGTGCCGCTTTCATCCATGCTTAGAGTTGAACCACCTAAATCTCCTAAACCTTCAATTTCAGCTAAAGTAAATCCTTTTCCAGTCGCAATAGTGTTTAAGTCATTAAGCTTCATGTTGGCGTAAGGCAAGCCAGCAGTAAATAAACCACCTCTGTTGTTATTGCTCATCATAAATGAGCTAATAGAAGCATTTTCTTTTAGTCTTTGTGCTCTCAAGCCAGCGATATAGGCTGATACAACATAATCTAATTCAACAATTTCGTTTCCTTTCCAGTTAGAATCATTGACTAATTTTAAGCAAATGTAGGGAGTGATTACTTTTGAAGATAGTGTTGCTGGTGCTAAGGCTGTTACATGGTTAGCGTAAGTATCGGTTTTGCAAGTTATGCCAATGCCATCTAAAATAGCATTTCTAGTATTAAATTTAGCTTCTAAATGAGTTTTTACAGTTGATAGAAAGCACGGTGGGAAAATAATATCATATCTTGCGGCATCAATTTTAGATAAAACACCAGTCAAAACGGGATCAGTTGCACCATTTATAAACGAGGTAATTGTTGCAGCAACTCCACTCGGTAAATTCTCAACTACAATTGTAATTCTATTACCTTCTGTTCCATCATTTTTAGCCGTAAGGGTAACTGTTCCAGTTGAATTTGAAGCTGTTACAGGTGAATTACTATCAGCAGTAATAGCAGTTACTAAATCAGCACCAATAGTAGTTGCCGTAGAGGTTGCGGTTACTGCAATTGCGTATTTGTTTTTAATGTAAGAGCCAACAGTTACATACAAAGTACCAGCAACAGGGCTTGAAGATGTAAAAGCAACTGATCCAGTGGCTTGAACACCAGAGCCGTTATCGGAAACAATGATTGCATCTAA